GCAATATCCTGGCTAAATGTAGACCCCTCGCTATAGGCGTACTTGAGGTCCGTATATCCAATACCGCCTGCTGCGCCTGTAATCGCCGTTGTGGATTTTGTGTACTGCTCAGGTCGCCCTGATCCTAACTCCGTACCGAATCCAGGGGCTAATATCATTTCTGATGGCGGTCGGTACTTGGACATTTGGTCTTTTGGCGCCGATGCTGCACGACGAGACTCCTCCTCAAATGTCCTATTGAAAACATCCGCATTGTACTTACCCTTCATCGCCGCCTGGGTTCCACGGCTGTTGTCCTGATCCTTCAGCCAATCACCGTATCCATCGTCCTTATCGGGATCAGGTAACTTATTCTCTTCAAATAGTTTGTTAAAGACATTCATATCGAGTTTCTTCGGGTTAAGGGCAACCGGCGGGGCGTCCTCCAACTTCATCGCATTCTTATCCGCCGGTGCAGTCGGATTGATACCGCGTGCCTTCATCGCCATTTCAGGTGTTACCTCGACTGAAAAACGCACATCCTTGCCGTCCTTGCCCGTCTTCGGTATGAGTTTCTCCAAGATTTCTTGAATATAGAGAAAGGCACGCGTAACGGCGTCAAAAAGCTCAGGAGACCCGCCCTTATCAGGGTGAGTCTTCACCGCCGCACGCTTATACGCCGATTTGAGTAGTTCGTGTGTAAGGGGCTTCGAATCGTCAATACCGAGCAGTTGGTACGCTTCGTGTAAGTAGTCCATCGCTCTTCTAGGCGGAGGGGCTTTTGCCAGCGTAGTTGTTTGTGGCGGGGAGTCATTGATACGCATAACCGGTGTAGCGTGCTGCGGTTGGATTTGTCTCATCGGCGGAGGCTGTGATTGTTGCTGGGGTTGCTGGGGCTGCGGCGCTACGTGTGGCCAAGGATAGAATTCACCTCGCCGCTGCGCCGCTACCCAACCCAGGAGAGCTCCGTACAATCCCATACGCTTCGCCGTATTGACGTATTCCTGTCCTTCAAAAAGGGTTTCAATCATCTGTATCCGGGCTGGGACGGAATCTAGAGAACTTAGATTCTGCCATATACGAATATGCCGTGGGTCTACGGTTGATTGAGCGGCGCCCATTACTTAGGGGGCTGAAGGTTTTCTTGTCGGTTGACCGCGGATTTAGAAATCCGTATCAGTTGTCACCGGCTTGACGTTCTTTGATAGGAACTCCTCCAATTGATCATTATGCTGGGTAATAAATTCCGCAACGACTTTGTTATTTTGTAGTACCCGAAGCGTTGGTAGCTTCTTCACAGCATCTACGTCAATCTTCTCTACATCTTCGTCAATATCGTAGGTCTTGATTGGGATAGCGTACTTTGCCGCCTGCATTATAACCTTCGGCTTCACAACTTTACAGGGGGCGCACCAGGACGCACCAATATACTCTAGTTCATACATGGGCATTTGCGGATTGGTTTGGAGTGTAATGGGTGCTCATTTTTTTCATGGGGTATTGTAAGGAGGGATGATTAGTCATAAAAATGCAGCTAACATACTTGCTGGAATCCATAAAACAGGCAATAATGATCCGGCATTGGTTATAGTATTTGAAATCGAATCTGAAAAGGCTGCACGGCGACAGGAGGCTTTTGCAGCGATAGAGGCAGCGATAGCGGCAGAGTCCGCTGCCAGTGATGCAAAAAGAATTCCAAGTGGTGCACGTTTACCATCTCCTTATACAGATTCGAGTGCTATGCTAGCAAGGGCGGCTGCCGCCGCCAAAAGAGAGAAAGGGAAGAATCCAAAAGCAAGATTAAGATTAGAATGGACGCGTGATGATAATAACCAAGCAGAATTTTTATGGGGAAAATGTAATTCAACAGATAATATTTGTTATTGTTGTATTTGCGGATTTCCAATTATTCCAGACAATGAGGAAGTTTTTCCAGGCGAACCAGTGGGAACTGTAGAGCGAAAGTGGGGGCAAGGCTCAGCAGAACATGAACTATATGCTAGCAAGGGTTATAGATATATAGGACTGTATTGGAGAGCACTAGATGATATAGACAAGTTAAGACAGGCGGGTTTGCCCCGTGGATATGATGAAGATGTTAAAAATTTTTATAGAAAAGAAATGATGTGGTCACATTGGTATTGTAATAATATTAAAGGCGATGTTCCTGTAATACAATGGACTAGAGATATGACAAATTTAGAACCTAATTTAAATAATATTAGATATATAATAAACTCTGTTTGGAATGGAGTACCAAGAGTAGACAATACTACTGCTGCTTTTTATCCAAGATATGTTAATAATGTGCCTGGTGTTAAAGTTGGTGGGTATTCACATTTAATTGAATACTTTCTGAATAATACTGGTCCAGTTGTTAGAACTAAGGAGGAAGGAGATAGAAAAGTTCTAGCATGGAAAAATAATAGATTATGTGCCTATATAACAAGATTAAATGATATGATTGTTAATTTACGTAATTGTGCTAGAGATATTTCTCCTGATGCGGCATCATTATATGAAGGATTAAGACCAATACTCGATGAACGAACACGTAATCCATATGGTAGAATTGCCGGTATGCCACCTTTAACTGAATGGCCTCCATCAGGTGTAGCTATAACTCCTACTCTACCCCCTTCTGCGGCAAATTTTGAACCATGTGACGGTGCTAAAGAAAGTGATTTTTGGGCTCATGTTGAGGCTGAATCAGATCAAGAATATGAATATGAAACACAAGAAGATTCATCTGAAGCTAACTGGACAGCAGCCGATCAAAAAGAATTACAACGATTAATAGAGGCAGAGGCAGCAGAGGTAGCAGCAGCAGCGGCAGACAAACCAGCAGGAGGAGCGGGAGGACCACCTCGTCTACGCAAAACATACGGTGGTGCGCGCCGTTATAAACAGCGCAAAACACTCAAAAAACGGCGTAAAGTTAAACGCCACACTAGGCGTCGTACATAGTCTCAATCCACGTCGTAATCTGCATCGGCTGGATAAGCGGAATCAACGGCTCGCACTCCCACAAAATCTTTCTACCCAATGAGAATAGACTCCATTGGATAGGAAAAGCGTGCGGATACAGTGTTGGCAGTGCCTGAAACTCCTTCGGTAGTAGATGGAAAGACGATTGCGGCAACACCATCGCCAGTTGCTCCTCTGGCTTCAAGGGAGTCCTTGGCGTGGCTGGGGTTTCTAACAATGGTGGTGGAGTGGTGTTAAGATATTCGGCGACCGTCTCTATCCGCGGCGGCAAATACCACGGATAATACCAATGTAGGTCTATGGGCGCACCTGAATAGTACGCCAAAGTCCACGCGAGCGAGTTAAGATACTGCTTCGTGGCAGTGATGGGATCGGCACCCATAAGGGCTTCTTGGTCATAAATGGTTTTCCAATCTGGCTTGAGAATCCAACTCGGCTTATCGCGGTCCTCTAGTTGAATCTGCATGGCAAAGACCTTCTCCGCCGCCCATTGGATGGGCTGGTCGTTATAGCGTGCCATTGCCTGGTCTTCTGGCTCCTTGGACGCCGTCATACCTGGGCGCGCATTGAGTTTCTTCGATGTTGACTTGAGAATCTGGTGTTCCTCCGTTTGTGCTACCCGTTGGAAAAGGTCCGTAAGAGTCGCAGGGTTGTACTGCCAATGGGCTGGGGTTGTCTGTTGAACAAAGGGGGTTGCGAGGTGGTCTCGGTACATTCTGAGCAACGCTTCAATACCGTCGTCCTTAATCTTAAGTACCATTCCGTGCGGTACAAAGTCATTGCCCAGCAGGCTCATCAGTCCTACAAAATCCCTTAGAAACTCCGGTTTCGGCTGGCTCGGCGACTTCTGGTACTTATTATACAATGCATCGGCAAGCTGGTCCGTTAGCAAGTATAGGAACTTCTCGTCGCCCAGCGCATCCGTCTTGACCGACCCGTTAAACTCCATCTCCTCGCGGAAAAGGCTCAGGGTGGTACCGAGGGTCGCATTTGCCCACAGAGAAAGGATAATAAGGTCGGCGTCCAAACCGTAAATTACAGCGGTTTTCGGAGTGTGGGCTCGGATGTACTCCATAATCTTCTGCTCCCCCTCTCCTGGCATGTCCGCTGGGCTTACCACCGTGGTTATTGTTGTGTGGCTCTTAGCAAACTGGCGCAGGGCGAATGATAGATTTTTCATAAACTGAGTACCTGGCGTAATAGCATTCGTATCCCACCGCGGCTGTTTTGTGTAAGGAACACCTTTTGCTTCAGCGCGGATTCGCGCCTCCTCCTCCGCCTGAACCGCGGAACGGAACCGACGTAGGCGCTGCTGCTTAATCTTCGCCATCGGAGCCACACCGTCTACTGCAATATATAGGGTGGTGGTGGGGTTGACGATGGCGGTCATCTGTTTGATATACGCAATCACTGCAACAATAAGGTCCGCTTCATACTTTGCCTTGATTTCTGGGGTGTACGGCGTCTTCTTCTGTACCTTTCGTACACAGTAATAAATCGCGCAGTTGAGATCCAACCCAAAAAACTCCGGCTTATTTGGGGAATTGGGGGTGGTGACACCCGCAATAGTTTGTATTATGTGCTTATAGAAGGAGGGGATTCCCATGGCAGTTCCTGAAAAAAAGACTCTTGATAGTGTGAGTGCTTTATTTAAGTTTGCTGCTGATGGGTTTAAATATAACCTACAAACTTTTCCCGATACAATCTCTGCCGCCGCTTTCCTATTTACTATCCTATTCCAGTCACCACCCCTGGGAGCATTAACAGGTAGTATATTAGCCCTAAATGTGACGGCACCCATGTTACAAAAATTCCTGTCAGGGTTCATCGGTGACTCCGCCGTCGTCAATAATGAAGCGGACCGCCGATGCTCTGGTCATTTTCCCGGTGTATCATTTGAACGTATCCTACAATTAAGCGATACAAAGTCGTTTAGTGACCTTGACCACAACGGTGTTCCAAGTTATTACTCCCTGTTTTTAGGCTTCCTAACTGTCTACGTTGGAGCCTTGCCTATTATTTACAGTAAGGAAATCTCTTATTCCCCGCGGCGAAAGGCATCTACCACCTACGGCATCGTCATTCTTGCCCTAGTTGTTCTAATGTGTATCCTATTCCGTCTAATGTCTACATGCGAAAATATGGTCAGTTTGACAGTAGGAATTCTTGCAGGCGGACTCTTCGGTCTCTTCTCTGTTGGCTTCCTGGCATATATCTCCGACCGGCGCCTCACCAACATCCTCTCATTCCCATTAATTCGCAATCGTGCCGCGGATGGCAAGCCTATCTACGTTTGCGAGAAGGCGATTAAGAAGCCACCGCCGACTTGTGTCAAGCCGATGACACAACAGGAAAAAACCAATTTACAAACGGTACGCGGAATGATTGAGCGTGGTAGCACGAAGTTACGCATACCTATCTCGCCTGATAAACTCGACGAATTCGCATCATTTTATGCAAACAATGTTGACCCAAATACTGGACGACTGGATGGTCAGGCACAGAATCAAGCAATCACTATCCTCGGAATTACAATGGAACAATCAGAACAGATTTTTAGAGCAGGACGGCAATGAGAATCACATAAAATAGAAATAGAGAACAAGAGGGATGAGCGTATTGCGAATGCGCCAATTCTTACTCGGTCTATACCATGACCTCCCGAATGTACTCTTTGTAGGTTCATTCGTACTTGGCTCTATCACCGGCTACTTACCGCTCGTTTGGGTCGCCATGGGTCTGATTATGAATGCCTTTGTTGTCAGTAGTGCACAACAACTACTCGTTTTGCTGTTTCCAACCTGGAATCAGATTATTACACCAAAAGGTGCCGCCTGTGACATTATATCAACCGGTGCACCAGGCAATGGCACAACCATCATAGCACCTAGTATGTGGCTCTCGTCTGCAGTATTCTTCGCCAGCTTTGTCATCTATAATTCCGTACAAGTGGCGATGATGCCTACTGCTCGCGGTGCGAGCGAAGAGAAGGCAGATATTCGTCAAGCATTTACTCTCACGACCATCATTATTGGCGCCGTCTTCTTACTGCTCATCCTTCTACGTGGACACAGCGGCTGCGAATCGTACCTCGGTGGCTCACTTGGTGTTCTCACCGGCATAGGTCTAGGTGTCGGATTCTGGAATATCCTCAATGTATGCGGAGGTGCCGCGCGTGTCGGTATGGTACCAGATATTTTACAAGTTGTCAATTCAATGGCACCGCCCGGTGAAGATACAGTGCCCGTTGTTTGTAGTGCCTAGTTTGTTAATTAGATCCACCTGATAGCAGCCCCATTAATAGCGATGTATCATTCCGCCATTCACGAAACGGTCCACCTGCGATTTGTTGTATTATAAACGGTTCCCATTCCACGTTAATATCACGTATAATATGACCTGTTTCACTAATTAATTCCGAGCGTGTCTTATCGGCATATAAATCATTCATTAATTCACGTGAAAATTCTACTTTACCATTACGTTCATTCACTTTATTGTGTAACCGCCAGATATTATAGACCACGCGGTCTCTAATCTCTGTTCCTGACATCAAGTGTACGTTTTTAATAGGCACAATCGTATTATGTTGAAGGTACTCTGCTAAATGTGCGCGACATAATGGGCACGGCATAACATCCGATAATGTCTTCAAAAGTTTCCTCCAAATATATGCAACATCCTTGCGGTCACTGATCCACGCCAAATTATGTAATACTTTCCATACTTTTGGACCCCACGAATCTTTAGAACCGGGCTTCGGCAAGGTATCTGCCATTGATTACATAGACGAAAAATTTGAAGGCAACCAGCCGCATTTTGCCGGTTTGTAACAGCCAATGGAGGTAGTTCAACGAATTCCTGCCAATCTCTGGGAAAACTTACAAGAAGTTGTGTGTCGTATGGACGCCGCTTTCCTACGCGATGTATCCCAAATCACAAAGATTCCTTACGCCGATTTACGCAAAGCAATTCCTACCCGTGGAGTATCAACACGAATTTCTACAGACAGCAATGAACCGTGGTGGACGGGATTAACGTGCACTATGTCTGTACTACGACCCGGTGGGATGTGGGTCCGATGTTCAGGAACTGCCTTTGAGGGCGCCTGTTGTTTCAAACATAGGAACTTGGATGGGCGGACGGAGTCACGTTTGCCCGAGGGTATACTGCCCTACAATTCGCCGACCATTGCGTCGCTGCCCCGTCGTTTACCTATTCGGGTTGAGGGTGTCCTCTACTGGGTCTGCGAAACCGGATTTTCTGAAGTCTACGACGTAGACGGTTGCGTCGTCCCTGGAATTATGATAAATTATGAGAAACGGTGGGTATGCGATCTTGATAAAAATTGAGTTCGCGTGTGCCGAATTTGTTTTTTACCAATAACTAGTAACGGGTAGTATGTCGGATTTATTCGAAAATGCAGTAATTGCCCTTCCTTTCATCTCTCCTGTATCTTCTCAGGTTTCCAAGAAAAAGCAGAAGAAGCAGAAGAAGCAGAAGCGTTCCTATATTGTAGAATGTCTACACGATAAGCGTGGGCGTACAAAGAAAATTCCATCAAACGGTGTATTAAATATTCCGAAGTATATTGTTAACCAGTGGATTCAGGGTATGAGTGGTGAGCCGCTTATTGCTACACCTGGCACCATTCCTCTTCTATACTGCCAAAAGAGTGATTATAGTCCTTGGCTCTATACTACGATTACTTCCGTGTATCGTAAACGTGCGGATTGGCATAATCTCATTACTAGCATGTGGAAGGGTCCCAACTTGGAGCCCCACCTAATTGAACCTAATGTGTTAACTGTGCTCAACCATCCCAATCCGTTCTTCTATAATCGATCTATCGCAATCCATTTGGATAAACTTATGTGCCTTAATAATGCTCTACGTATGTGTGTTCTTCAGTATGTTCAGAGGCGGCTGTTGGCGAAAATGGACAAACGGGTTGTCGGCGAGGACGACCTCCATACTACTATTCGGATTCCTGATGCAAATATGGTATCCGTATACGATTTTAAGACACACGCGAAGTACGTATTCCACACCAATACTATTCTTAAAATGATTTTGGCATCGCTCAAGTATAGTGCTTACGGAATCTCCGCGCCCAAGGCACCTAAGAATCCCTACACCAATCTTGAGTGGACAAAGCCGCAACTCATTTCAATTACGCAACAGATTGTGCGTAATATGGCGGCACTCCATCGTATTCCCCCGCCGCTATTTCTCAACTACTACAACTGTAATTATAATATTCCAACATTTGCCAAATTCTGCGAAAAGGAGCTCGGTATCAATGCTGCAGTTGAACTCTTCAAACAAAAGGATGACCCCACTACGCAGGATGTTTACGGTGAAACGATTGGTACTGTGATAGATGAAGAAAATATTGCTATGTCAGCGCGTATGCGAAATATGATTATTGAACGAAAGCTTCCAGATGTACTACAGAATCGTTGGGATAACATTGTATTAGCTCTATGGATTGATACAAATATTCAAGTTCTTTACGAACCGTATAAGACGTATACTGAAATTATAGATGATTTCACTAAAGCGCGTGATGATACACGTAGTTACCTCCTTCAACTGACCCGTAGCTCGCGGCGCCCGCGTCCTCCTACCAATGGCTCTCTCACCCGCACTTACGCACTCAACGTTCTCATTGATGCCGTAATTTATACGGATAATATTCTTGAGATGGGAGATGAGGAGCCACCACTCACCGTAAATCTTTGAATGGACTAGGAGGGATGGACTTGAAGTCATATTCGCACGCTAACCTTATTTTGCCCCGGTTATGGCTTGGCGATAAGAAATCGTCTACCGACCCAGATTTTTTGAAGACCGCCGGCATAACCACTGTATTCAATGCAACAAAAGACCTACCTTTTTCGCCCTTGGTTCAGCGTAAATACCGTGTGCCCGTGGACGATAATCTACAACCGGCAGAAATCAAAAATATGGCGGAATGGTCACCTGAAATTGTTTACAAAGTGGTGAATGAATATAATCAAGGCTCGGTTATACTTATCCATTGCTACGCCGGTATGCAACGCTCGGCGGCGATTATGGCTATGACTTTGATTGCTTTATCTGGTCACCCTGCATCCCAAGTGATGCCCTACATACGCTCACGTCGTGAAGTCGCCTTTTTTCCGTCTGCAAATTTCTTACAATCCATCCTTGGATTCGAGAAGTACTACTTTTTAGCGCGAAACGGTGACAGGGGTCGGCACAATTAGTTGGTGGAACGTGGATGCCCACGGATTCGGCTCTGGGGCGTAATTTGTTGAGCCTGGATGGCTCTTCTCTCGCTCATGTGCGGACCATTCATCAGGAATATCTATAGGAAAGTTGTGTTGGAAGAAATCTTGGTAGAGCTGCTCTGATTCGTAGTGAATATGTCCAGTTGTGTCTAGGTCAATCTGGTATCGGTTTCGCTGAGTGTTCCAGTACGGGCTGTCGTCAAAGATAAAGTTAGGCTGTCCGATAAGTTTTGTCGGCAAGGTCGGCTGAACGTTCCAGCGGTTTTTAGCATTGGGCTGAATTGTGAAGAGCCGACCCTGCTCTACCGGCTCCTGTATTACAATTTCCATTGGCGTCGGCGGATATGCTAGAATGTACATTGCATGCTCAAGGATTTGTCCGTGGAGATGGGGATAGTCGGTAAATTTGAGAATGTCTGGTGGGGCACCTATCGCCTGTAGAAAGCTCTGAAATGCTGATGGGTGGTTTAGCAGAGGACGGGCAAGGAGATACGCCCGCCAGCACTGCTTATTCTCAATAGCATGTTGAATACGATGCCACAGGGTTCCACACTGTGCGTCAGTCCAGCCTGTCGGCTTAGCATGCCAATTCCTTGGTGCTTCATGATTGCCCGTTGGTAGCGGCGGATAGTCTCCAACAAGTGTATGGGATGGAAGAGCAAGGCGGTGGGAAGTAAAGGTGCTTAGGAGAATGTCGTAACGCCGAGAGCGCCAAGCGGTAAACCGTTGTGATGTAAGGTCTTTGTCCGGTTGTGCTAACAACCAGGCAAAGCCAAGAATGTTATGGACTAG